TCTCTATCCTTCTTAAAAATTTTAGACAACTTAGGGTCTTTATTCTTAAAGAGAATCATGAGAACATTCAGGCGTCTAAAGAGGCCTAGGGGTGGTTCACCAGCCCTGACGACCCGCATGAGTGCGCGATGCCTCGCGAGTTCAGACTTTTCCCGAACATCCTCATAGCCATGGGCACTGAGGATACCCGAATTGCTGAGGGGGATGATGACCTTAGCCTTCATTTATTGTAACCTGTCATTATTTTTTACCCTCGCATATCAGGCACACTCTTTGTCTACTAAAACAGTCGGTGCATAAAAAGTGTTCACACTTGCGAAACTTGACACATTCCCGTTGTGTGTGACAGTTTGGACACTCAAAGTTTCTGAATTGAAGAGGTTCATTTTTGAATTTCCAAAAGCACGAAGTGCACACTCGTAGGCCAGGTCTCATCATTTTACCACATACACCAAAGTTTGGACAGGTTTGCATTAATTGTTAAAGACATAAAATCTTTAAACTGTCGGAATAAATTCCCATTTTAAATCGTGACATATCTTTTTCCATATGACGTCTTGTTGGTAGAGCTTCTCTTTGGACTTGAGGAGTGGGAAGTATTGGAGGTATTCATCTTCACCCAAGAGTTCACAAAACTTGTAGAGGACGTATGAATAACTGAGAAAGTTCTTTCTTTCACTGGGACAATTGTCGTCGAAGGGTTTTTGAATATCTTTGAACATGATACGAAGATACTCTTCCAACTCCGCTGGCATACTCGGAGGTTTGATACCATTTAGGATGTTCGTGATGTAGGGAACGTGTTCGTAGTATTTATTAAGTTTCAACTTTTTCAAGAGTCCTCTAATTTTCGCATGTGTGATGTCTTCCAACTTTTTAATCTTCATCTTTTTCAATTCTGATCTCAATTGTTCGATAACTTCGGTAGGGATGTTTGTCATTTCTTGAGCTTGAAATTGAGACAGCCATTCGTTGAAGTGATTCTCTCTCTTGTACGAATAGTTTACAACTTTTTCAGAAGTCTCTTGTTCTTCCCTATAGGTCAACTCTTCACTGATGAGTGCTGCGACTATGACACCACATCCATCACACACGAGATCACTTGTGTCATGAAAGTGTATGATGTTACTATATGGACATGTTTTACAAACCTCCATCGTACGTTCTTGTAGTTTGGGTATATTTTGCTTTTCAACCTCGATTAGATAATCTGTAAATATATCCTTTCGTTTTAGACCTACGGTTTCTTTGACATTGAAGACATTATCCGTATTTGACATCTCCTCACCATCTTCTACGTGTTGATCCAAATACGGCATACATTTCATGATGTACTCAGCCATTTCAGATTCATATTTACCCCTGTTTTGAGGATCATTCTTTATAAGTTCATTCCATTCTCCTATTCGATTGTTATATCTACTTAAAAAGTTGCCTTCCATCCTTATAAAGAAATGCTTACCAAACTTTTAAGTAGTATTTTCTTCTTCTACAAGTACCTTGTCACACCTAGGGACTACTCTATCATATCCGAGGAGTTAGAGTACGCTGTAGATCACGACTTGGACTATTTGATTGAGGATGATTTTTGGATGGAAGAAAGTAAAGATTGGAAAGATGAAATCTTGGATCAGTACTATACGAATGTGACGGGTAAGAAGTTTCGTCACACGATCATTCCACAGAATGTAAAGTACACAATCCTTCGTGTAAAGTATTATTTCAACGGTAAGAAATACATCGCAATTTCAAGCGACATTAATTTCAGACCTGGTCAGGGTGAAGACACTGCGATGCACTTCAGTATCCCTTTGAGTAGTGCCTGGATTGTTGACCATGATGATAAGCCAATGCGAGACATTACTGAAAAGGTGAAACGGTACTCGGGGCCTCGGAATGACTTCCACGGACAAAAGGTTTCACTCGAACATTTTTTGTTTTATGACAAGGATACACTCAAGGAAAAGTTTCCAAAGATCATCCTGTCCAATACCCTAGGTATGAAGAAGACGCTTTCGACCCTTGACGACTTCACCACTAATCTTCAGATACCTTAGTCGCCAAGTAAAACTTGAGTTCACCCAAGTTGGCAACGTTGTATTTTAGAATGAGAAAACGGTTTCCAGTTTCTTGAATAATTTGCACAGACGCACACATACTCGTCGCCTTTGTAAAGATATTCAGATACTTCAAACTGTAGAGACCCACAATTTCTGGACTTTCATCAGGGGTTTCGATCGATGTTTCTTGATTAGCAAAATCTCCCAGACAACTGAATCGGATTTCTTTCCCAAGGCGTTTAATCTCGATGTCAGTTCCAATGTTAGACATGTCGCGACAGAGACGCTGAAAGTCTGCAGATGGGAGTGTGGTCACTGTAGACATTTCAACTTCAGGAACTTCGATACGACTTTCATTGATGTCAAGAAGTTTGAGTTGAAAGGATGTACTTGTCTTTTTGGACTCACTCGTGATTTCAATGTTCATGTACTCTTTCGAATTGATTTCTATCGAGAGAACATCGTTATTGGTAATTGTTTTGAGAAGTTTGAAGGTGTTTGAAATGTTGATACCAGCGATAATCTCTTCCTGTTCACAATGATACTCTTCGAAGTTGTCTGCGGAAAGAAACATGTCGACGAGGGATGTTCGCGCTGTGTCCAGGGTAACGACATACATACCATCTGGCTTAAAATAGATGTTCACATCGTTGAGAATATCCTTGAGAACTTCAAACGTTGACTTAAAAGCAGAAGCTTGGATTGTCACAAGTTTCATATCTACTTGTAATGGTGCATCACATCTTTAAATCTGTATACGCCATACCCTTAGAGACATCTCGATTGATTTTTTCTTCGAGTTCTTTCGTCATGGCGGGTTGGAGAGATTGTCCATACTCATCGAGACGAAACATATTAGAGTTGTTGTCTTTGCCATCTAAGGTTGACATGGAAGAAGACCCCATACCACCGAAACCCACATGATCGATTTCCTTCTTAGGGAGTAGGGAATCAAGCCAGTTCTTGATCTCGCTACCCACGAGGATCTTACCGTTTTTAGTGAGCATGGTCGGGACACGGTTGATCTTGTTCCTGTAGTTGGCAGGTACACCCTGAGTATTGATGTTGTGATAGTGTACAAGTTGTTTCAATTGTTGGTGTTTGTTGATATACTCAATCACATCCATAGAATGTTTGCACCGAGGGCTATATATCAGCAGAGACATCTAATATCTATAGGGTATTTTGTAAAAAAAAATTAACGCATAGTAGTAAAGATGAACTATTTACTTGCATTTGTTTTGGTCCTGGTAGTTCTCATCCTGACGACCAACCATGAAAAGTTTACAGAGACTTTTGGTCTCTCAGGCTACACCAAGCCCAGGGAATCTGTGAAGCTTGATGACCCCAGACCAGATCTCTCCAAGTACACCGAGGTTGAAGCCAAGGTTGACAACGATATGATGGAAGAATTTGTTCTCACTGCAAACAAGGAAATTTCTAAGCGTACAGGACTCTGCACCTATATCATCGAGACCACTTCGATCAAGCATTACAAGGGTGAAGAGAAGGACATCTATGAATGCATGTTCATGACGATGAAGAAAGGTGGGTTTTCGTATGGTTTCTCTGTTGTAGCTTCCTATGAGGTTGAAAATGGTAAAGTTCGCATCATCTCGCTGAGGACGCAACCCCTCGGTGTCCAAGCTCCCCAAGATATCACACCTTTCACAGAGGGTTCAGAGGGTAAGGAATTTGTCAAGTACGAACTTGTGAAAGAGGTGGCTATGCCCACTAGTACTGAGTTGGAATCGGTGAAAAATAAATTGCAGTAATTGTAATGTTGAGCATCGATGATGTGGTCAAGATAGATGACAAGCGTAAACAGATCCGTAAAGAAATTTACAGAAAAATTTATGATCAGTTTTCTGCCAAGATAAAACAATCTGTGGAACTTGGACATAAACAACTTTTCATGACAGTACCAACATTTCTCATTGGCTATCCAGCGTTTGATCGTTCAGCTGCGGCGAGATATGTAGCGAGACAATTTGCCCTTGGTGGATTTAGTGTACAACTCGTCAGCGACTACGACATATACGTCACATGGGTAAAACCAAAAAAGAAGAAGGAAAAGGTTGAACGGGAAGAAGAGGAGGGAGATTTCCCCAATCTCATGAATCTCAAGAAGATTGCAAACAAATACAGGCGGAGTGCGTAGGAAATGTTGATTTTAAAACCCCCTTTAATGATAAATGGACAATTTGAGTATTATGGTCGAGGCGAAAAAGGAGTACCTTGGACAACTCTGCCTCATTATGTGTCCACCTATGATTGAAGTATTCGAAGAAATGTACAACGAAGCTATGAAAACCTCCAAGGGAAAGCAGGTTTTGATCATGTTTCAAAAGATTTTGAAAGAGGTGCCCAACTGGTCGAATGCCATGTCCAAGAGGCACTCTGACAACATCACCGGTCGTTGTGCGTGGTTCAGTGACCTCTTGGCCGCCGTTTTCGTTGCGTGCACGAAGATTCTCTCTTCCGTCCGTCTTAAGGCTGATAATAAGAAGATTTCCCTCAAACTCCCAACTGAGGAAGTTTTCATTCAGACCTGCTACAACAACATCGCTAAGGACATTTACAAGGATCCGTACATTTTCCATGAAGAGCAGAGTGAATACGTGCGTGATGAAAAACTCACCACGCGTTTTTGTGCGTGCATCGAAAGTACTGTGAAGGAGTTGATTCCCGTACAGCAAATTCTTCAAACATACATGTCTCAGGAATCACGGGACATTTCTCTCGATGGTGAGATTCAAGATGGTATCGATCCCGAGGTTCTTGATGAACCAATGGGTGAGCCAGAGCCTGAACCAATGGGTGAGCCCGAGCCCGAGCCCGAACCAATGGGTGAGCCTGAACCAATGGCTGAACCTGAACCTGTATATGAGCCCGACCCTCAACCAACCGGTCTCGAAAATGAGTTTAAAACTGTTCCGGGTGTGCAAGCCCCTGAACCCATGGAACCTATGGAACCATTGGAACCTCAGGGAGAGGATGATGTACTTTTCGGTGATGCACCAGAGCAGCGTACAAAAAATCCCAGGTATAATTAAATGGAGATCTCCGATTATTTACGCGACCCAATGAGTGCCGCTCTCATTGCTGGTGGTATCACTGCGGGGTACATTCATCTCAAAGCGTACCTGAACAATGAGGGTAAACTCGAATTAAACAAGTACACCAAGCCTGCGGCTCTTAATATGATTTTGGTGTTCTTCATCGTCTCTGGTGGGATTGGTCAACGAGAGAGTATTTCCACCGAACCTTTCTAAACTTAAAGATTAAACCAATAGAATAAGAAAATGGCGTCTGTCACTGCTTTCAATGATATGATGGGTCAATTTCTTGTGGAATTGCACAAGACTTTTCCAGAGGAAAAGGGCATCAAGAAGATGATGACTTCGTTTGACGTGCTCAAGAGTTCTAATCCACGCCTCGTTGTGGATGCTTACATGAAGGGTGTGACTCCTTACGCAGAGAAGATTTCGGCGAAGGACGAGTCCTTCCTACTCAAGGAGATTGAGACGATTGATTTTCTGAAGGATCTCAATATCAAGTCGTATTGGGAGCGTATGTCTGTTAACACGAAGGGTGCGACGTGGCAGTATCTCCAGACTCTGTATATGCTTGGTACTACGATCACTTCTATTCCCGACGACACTCTCAAGATGATTGAGAGCATCGCTAAGGAGTGTGCTGACAAGATGGAGAATGATGGTGGTGAACTTGACCAGGATGCGCTCATGAAGATGATGGGTAGCATGCTAGGTGGTCTACCCAAAAAATAAACCTCTACATATACTAAATGAAGGCTTGGTTTGACGATCCTCAGCAGCTTACTCGAGCCGACCAGGTTGCCCAATTCTGGCCGACTTCTGAGCAAACCCCAGAAGATCGGGTGAACGCTGCTTCTCGTTTTGTCATCTATGTCAGTTGTGTTCTTTATTTAACCCGTCGCGATCCTCGCATTTTTGTTCTTGGTGCCACCGTCATCGCAGTGATCTTCGTGTTGTACAAGTCGAAGATGGTCAGGGAGACGTACGGTTCTGGTGTTAAGAACACCAAGTGTCAGATGCCCACAGAGGATAACCCCATGGGCAATGTTCTCATCACCGACTTTACCGACGCGCCTAACCGTCTGGAGGCTTGCTATTACCCCAGTGTGAAGCCTTTCGTGAACAGCTATATCAGTGATCGCATCCCTTATGATTCTGGACGATCCCGCACACCGATGCCCAAGTATTTGCGTAATGCTGCGGAGCGCCAGTTCATCTCGAACCCCGTGACTAAAATTCCAGGAGACCAAACGGCTTTCGCTGAATGGCTTTATGGTCCCAAGAATGGTCCAATGTGCAAGAGTGGCACTGGATACTGCGATCCTAATGCTCGGGGTGTTCAGCTTGAGGCGTTTGGGGGTCTCGATGGAAGTGGGGATAAGCGATCGGGTATGTTTGCTAGATAATATTCTCGTGTAATAATAAATGGCGTATCAGCTTCAACCTGGTCTTTCCATCGTTCAAAACAAAGGTGCTCTCCCCCCAGTGAAGGCGACTGATGAAGTTTTTGTGTACCCCCAGCCCAGTACTCTCAACTGTGGTGGTTGCCGCCCCAACACAATGTTGTACGGCACCGCCCCTTACATGGCTGGTAAGGGTTCCCCAGCTCAGTACATCAACACGAGCGACGAACTTCGTCCCCAGTCGACTTCCCGTTTCAACAAGAACATCGTTCAGACATATGAACGTAATCTGTTCCCCCTGACCAACATGGAGTGTAAGGTCCCCCTCCGCACGATTCATTACGAACCTGCGAGCACTCGGGCCGAACTCCAGAATGGTCTTTTTCAGCAAAGATATGTTAATAAAAATGTAGGTAAGAAGTAAGAATGGCTGATCCCATTTCACTTATGGCTGTAGCCGGTCTTGTGTACGCTGGACGCAACTTAAGTACTAAATCAGTCCCACCTAAGGTTGATAACGATGTGCCCGTTATAAAGAATCCTACGATTGTCGAAAACACCAATTTTGAACCAGTCATGGAACCTCCTCGCAAGAGGGAGATGGAAAGCTTTGCTGATATTTCTAGGCAACAGAGGAGTGGTGGCCAGGAGATCCTCAACATGCGCAACCGTATGTATGATCAGGGTCGAATGAACAATCTTTCCCCAGTTGAGAAGCAGCTCGTCGGTCCAGGTCTTGGTGTCGGTCCCAATGTTCCCGCAGTTGGTGGTCATCAGCAGCTCTTTAGGGTCAATCCCATCAATGTTGGTGCTTACAGGCTAACTACTCTTCCAGGGCGTACGGGTCCAGCTCGAGATGTTACTGGTGGTCGCTCGGCTATGGTTGGTGAACTTACTCACAACAAGCCTGAGACAACTGCCTACCTTCCCTCGAGGCTCCCTACTATGCCCGGTCGTGCCCAAGGTATGTCTGGTGTTGTTCCTCGTAATGAGCATGAAAGGACCAAGCGTACGACCAACCGTTCCGAGACTGGTCTTCGTGAAGATGGTTTAGGTTTCAACGGCGCCAAGCGTTTTGTTTCAGCCCAGACGATGTCTCAAGATCCTACTCGATTTAAGAGTGATCGCAACGATGCACAGTATGAATATTACAACCGCCCAGCCCCTGGTATCCACAGCCACCATGGTGCCTATACCAACAGCGCCGCTTCTAAGGTTACAGCCAAGACGAATGAGGAGCTCATGAGATATGGATTCCGCCCCGATGATCGTCGCGGCAAGCCTAACCGCATGGGCAATGCTGGTCGTATGAATGTTCGTGAGTCTGCTCTAAAGCAAGGTGGTGCCCTTACTGCGGTGCGCACCGATACGACTCGCGTTGATGGTCGTGTGAATGCCGCCAACGGTGCTTGGACTCAGCAGTACAAACAGAAACCATTCCACCAGTTCAACGCGTACAAGGGTAATGAAAACCCCAACACTAGACATCTTGATGTGGCGAAGAGGCAGCTGCAGAACAACCCCCTCGCGCACAGTCTTTCCCAGTAAGTGTTTGGATATAGACAAAAACACTCATTAAAATATTGTCCCTATATTTTAATGAAGGTGCACAACCTCTCTATTGACAGTAGTCAGCGTGGAATCGATGTGATTGCATCAAACTCGTATTACGATAGTGAAGGTACATATGTGATTGATGCATACTCCAACACATATTCGAGTCCAAACAACTATGTCATCACTCTAGAAAACCCAATTTACGATGTTTCTGAAATTAAACTCGTTTCCGCCCGTATCCCTACACCCCAGTTGACAATCTGTGAGACGAATAACACATTCAGTGTCGATGGTCAAACGATTGCATTGGAAAATGCTGATTATCCAACTGGGGATGATCTGGCGACACACCTACAGAATGAACTTGCACCACCAGTATCCAACGTGAGCGAAGTTTCATTTGATACGGATACAAAACGTTTTACTTTTTCTAATGTTGGAACATCAAACACTTTCACCTTTGAATTTTATACAGGAGAAAACGGTTTTCTTCAAGATTCTTCCACGACCACGACACCACATCAAGTACTTGGTTTCGGATCAAACGATTATGCTTCAACAAGTAATGTATTGACATCGGGTGCGATCAATCTAGTTGGACCAAACACACTCGTTTTGAGACTTTCAGCTGGTTCTGATGAGTTTAATCAGAGTGTATACACCTCAACACCATTTTACACTGGCCACATCTTATTGGATGGCTCTGATTTTATAAACTTTAACGGCGCCGATGACGTCCTCACACATCATTTCCACAGTGGCCCCCTGAAATACATCAAAGATATTCAAGTCGAGTTCTTCTACATGAGTCATGGGCGATTGATTCCCTATGATTTTATGAACCAAGAACACATACTGAAGTTTGAAGTCACCTGTTCTACAGATAAACTTAAGAATCTACCAAAGGTTCCCCTTGAGGAAATTGAAGAGAAAACATCTATAAGCATCCCCGAAAAGGAGGATGAGGATCCTTATAAATGGAAAATCTACGTCGGAATCGTCGTAGTTTTCGGTTTGATATTAATAGCGCTCATGTCTGGAAAGTCTAAAAGAACTTACCGGGTGATGGCGAAGACGGGCTGAGCGGGCTTGGACACGCGGGTGGACACGCGAGACACGATCATGTAGACGGCGATCGAGAGGAGAGTGGTGAGGATCGCGGTGAGGGTGTACTGGGTACCACCGTTCTTGGGCACCTTGATGACCTGGCTGATGACCCAGCGGACGAGGTCCATCCAGGACATGGCGGCGGCGAAGGAGAAACCCGCGACGATAGCGTTGAGCGACTGGGTCTCGAGCTCCTGGGTAACGAGGTTGACGGTTTCGACAGCTTGGTTGCGGGCGGCTTCCATTGTGAGTGTTATACACTATCCTGAGAAAATTATTCAAATGAGAGTTTCTC